CACCAGTAAACACAGAGGCGACAAATGTTATATCGCCGCCACTTTGACCTTTTTTAATCATAGGCAGGTCAACGTAATTAAGGGTGATAATAAAACCACTCCAAATAACCACACCTAAACGAACAAAGGTTCCAAGGATTTGGATTTCATCCTCTGTATTTTCCTTGACTTTTGCTAGGAAACCTTTTTTTTCTTGGCTGTCGTCAGTTTTGTCCATGCTTGTTTAAGGACGGGTTTCATTACATTTACAGTCCATTTAAAAACTGCTGTTGCTGTGAGGGTAGCTGCAACAGACACGGTAGCTGTAGTGCCAGCCGTGACAAGTATTTCATTAGACGGAAGAGGCATGGTTACATCCGTAAATGGGATGTCCACCTCTCGTGTGTCTTGAGGAATATCCGGTAGTTTTACCGGAGGAGGTTTGGGTTTGGGTTTTTCTTTGTCAGACTCTGTAGTTCCTTTGACTCCTGGCGGTGGCCTAAGGTCACTAGGAGGCACCACAAGCGGTTTGTATGAGGGCAAATCCGCTCGTGGGACATCTAGTACCGGACGTGGCAGTGCAAGGGGTTCAGGGAGCCGTAGAGACGGTAGTACCGGTGGCTCGCCAAGATCCATCAGAGAGGCTTAGCAGGGAACAAACCGTTGCGGATAAACTCAACAGCCTTATCATCAACATCGTTGTCGGTAGACTCAGCCAGTTTGGTCAGCATGTCTACGATCAGAAGCTTAACCTTGTCAGATTGCAGAAAGGAAAACAGAATTGGACGGATAAGGGTGATCATGGTTTTGTAGGCCAAGTAGGGTTAGTTGGGTCAGTTGTATTTGCAGGCAAGTCACGTAAAGCCTGTCGATAAGCAATTTCTTCAGTTGTAATGGTGCGGTCAGAAGACGCCCACCAATCAGTTTTAGCAAGCAAAAGGTCTCGCTTTCTACGCAAATTTGCCATTGGCACTTCTGCGGCAACGCGACGATTAAACTCTGCAAGATCTTCAGCAGATAACTCTGGAGATAGAAGAGTTCCGTCTTCGGCAATGGCACATGAGGTGTAATCCCCCATGCTTTGTAGGATTTTAAGTTCGAGGGAAATCATCAGCTGTAATTCATGAGACGATAGATGTGGTAGCTCAAGCGACCAGCCATGCCGCCAGCGTCACCGTCGCCAGGAGGCTGTCTGTATACAACTTGAAAATTGTGGGAGACTCCGCTTTCGTGAAGATAAAACAAAGACGCAGATCTAAAATTTGTGTAGTTTGCGTTGCCGCTATTGGTTTCATCACCCTGCACGCTAATTACAGTTGTACCTCCTCTTTGAATAGCAATTTGGTAGGGGTCAGGGTCACTGTTTGGAAATGCTCCGGTGTCCTGAGAAGGCGCAAAATCAACATGGATTAAATACGTGCCAGCAGTAAGACTGCGGGTAGTGAGGCCGGCGTAGGTATCACCAGAATTTGAAACCTTGACGTTTTCTTGAGAGAAAACCAGTTGTGTGCCGCCTAGCTGTCCTATTACACCCATGATTAGTTGACCTCCGTAAGGTTGAATTTGTATTTTTTGCCATTGCGGCGGTTGATGAGGAACAGGTCGTCCTCACCTTCTTGAATGGTGTAGCTGCCCCAGGTTCCATCAACATCGTTGGTGCTGCCCTCATTGCTGAGGTTAAGGTCATTGGTATAGACGTTGCGCCAGCGTAGAGAAGAATTACCTAAATCGTAAGTGTTGTTAGCGCCTGGGTTAAGACCTCCAGAAGTAACTTCTGCAAAAGTAGTTGAGTTGCTGCTATTTACAAACCTAAAAGTGTTACTTGTGCCGGCTTGTAGTTGGAAAATACCAGAGACATCGCCACGAATATAACCGTTGTCGTTAAAGCTAACGTAACTACCGTCTAACTCTGAAATGCCAGTATTTAAGAAACTATCACACACAGCCTGGCCGTTAACGTCTATGCCGCCTGATGTAGTTTCAAGTCTTTGCGAGCCGTAGTAATAAAGCCTTACTTTGCCAGCTCCGCCATCACACCGAAGGTAATCAGTAATACTGCCGCTGCCGTTGTCTGTCCTTAAAATAATATCTGAGTTATCGACTTGTTGATCGATATACAGCCCGCCAGTGTAATTCTCAATTAAGGAATTAGTTCCAGTGTGGTATAACCGTAAATCGTCGCCTGTTCCCAATAAGATAGAGTCATTGTCTTGCATGTCAAGGTCGGCGTCAAGCGTGACAGTGCCGGTGAAAGCGGCAGTGCCGTCAGTTAAAACGCGAGCCTTGTAATTACCAGAGTTAGCATTTCCGCTGTTATTCAAGTAAACGCCAGTATCATCTAAAACAATATCAGTCCCAGCAAAATTAGCAGAGCCATTATTATTGATTTTACTTGTGATGGCGTTACCTGGACCAAGACCCAGGAAGTTAATGCCATTAGCATTAGAGTTGTTTGCAGAGAAACAAGCTGCTGTAGATGCTTGGTTGTTATCAATGAGAGCCGTGTAGCCGTTGGTTGCTCGTGCGCTTGAGGATCCAAGAGTTACAGTACCAGCAAAGTCGGCAGAGCCGTCACTTTTTAGGTTATATTTCCTGCTTCCGCTTGAAAAACTTTCCAATCCGCCACCAGATGTCATAAAGACACCCTGACTGTCGCGAACACCTGCGACTACTTCTGAAGCAAACGTGGCAGCGCCAGCAGCAGTAATGCTTGCTTTTTCTGTAGTTCCGTGGAACATTTGAAAACGCTTGTCACTGCCAGACGCAGAGCCATCTCTTTGAATCTGCAAAGCGCCAGAAGCAAAGCTCTTAGTACCGCCTGCGCTTGAACTGCTGGTATTCAGAGAGCCAACATCAACATTGCCAGCAAACGTGGCCTCGCCGCCCGCCTTAATGGAAGCATTAGTTGTTCCAGATTGTTGAGCTGTAAAACACAAATTGCTAGCATTAGTACGATTTGCCCTGATTTCTTCATCAACGGTTAAAACACCAGAAAATTGCGGGCTAGTGTCTGTGCTTGCAGCAGTTATACGACCATCAGAATCAACAGTGAACGTTGGAACACCGCGCTGACTTTCGCCATACGTTCCAGCAGTAACAGAAGTGCTAGCAAGCTGTGTAGCACCGATAGACCCTGCAGTCACAGCAACAGTAATCTGTCCGTTACCAGGCGTGTTATCGCTAACAGTGATGCCAGTACCACCAACAACATCGCTAGTCAGGGCTGTGTCGATCTTAGAGTCGATCGTGTCATCAACGTAAGTTTTGTTGGTTGCGTGACCGCCTTGAGTAGGAGTAATGGTGGTCAACTGACCCGTCATGGTTGCACCAGACGTGGTAACAAAACCAGCAGTGTTAGTTACACCAGTTTGATAAGCACTACCATCAAAGATCTTAAGGGTATTACTTGTGGTGTTGTAGAACAGGTCACCGGTATCGTTATTAGTTGTAGGATCAGTAGCACCAATACGATATTTATCAGCAAAGTCGTTTACGCTGTTGATGTTAGACGCAACAGTGTTGACGTTACTAATAGATCCAGCAGTAGTGTTTACGTTGCTGATAGAACCCGCAACGGTGTTTACGTTGCTAATGCTGCCTGCAGTTGTATTGACGTTTGCAATAGAACCAGCGGTTGTATTTACGTTAGCAATAGAACCTGCAACAGTGTTTACGTTGGCAATGTCATCTTCAACTGTGTTAATGTCACTGATGTTGGTTGCAACAGTGTTGACATCGCTGATATTAGTAGAAACTGTAGTAATTTCAGTTGCTTTACCTGCAACCGTAGTAACCTCAGTTGCCTTAGGAGTCAGGCGGTGGAAGGTATAGGTATGGAGAGTCGAAGTAGTTTCAACAATCGCACCAAATCCAGCTGCCAAAACTGTAGTACCACAACCGTTGATGGTAACAGTGTTAGATCCAGAGCCGTTGGCAATAGTTACTGTACCGCTAGAAGGGGTACGGCTAGTGCCAATAGATTTGATACTAACAAGAGTACCAGCACCGTTGTTGACGTCAGGGTTAGCAGTCGGGAATGCGGTTTCGCTTGCAATAGGTACGAAACCACCGACATCGTCTACCAAGTCAATAACACGGGCATCAATAGCAGAAGTAGTTGCAATGAAAGAATCGCTGCTACTCCAAGTTGCACCGCTTGTAATGGTTTCAGTGCTGTCTTGGCGGAAGTAGCGGCTGTCAAGCTGACCATTATCAAAGTCAGATTCCAGTTGATCAACGTACGCTTTAGTAGCAGCATCCTGTGCGCTAGTAGGGTCACTAACACTTGTGATACGGCTAGAGCTAACGTCTACAGTGCCAGTACCGTTGGGGTCCAGAACGATGTTCTGATTAGTTGTGGCAGACTTAATCTTCTTACCGTTGACATTAAGGTCTTCCAACAGTGTGTTGACAGACAAAGCACCGGCAGGGATGCTGACAAAACCAGATTGTTGGTCAACACTAAAGGTATCACCAACACGGAACTTACCGTTGTGGTCAGTAATAGCAGCCCAGACTTTGCCGTCGTTGAGTTCTTTCTTTTGATGAGATTCTTGGTGAACACCGTTAGGGCTTGTTCCAGATCCAAGAGCATAGGTACCTGTTGCATACTCAGGCAATGCACGGTAATCAACACCAGCACCTACATATTCCATGGTGTGTCCAGCGGACGCAATCATAGAACGCAGGAAGAACTTAACAGAAGAGTTATCAGCAGGACTGTTAGAAAGACCAAGGTTTTGAGTACGGTCGTTGGTGTCAGGGCGACTAATTGTAACCGTAAATTCAGTAGAAGAAACTACAGTAGATGAAAGGATTGGATAAAGGTTACCACCAACCTCTACCAGCATGTTGCTAGCAGGACGCAAGGAAGATCCATGCCAGTTAGATCCTGCAGTAACACCATCAACAGTAAATGTAATGTCATTTGTACTAGGAGTACCTTTGACAGAACCAGCAAAAATTTCAGTAGTAGATTTACCGTCTGCAATCAGAGAGAACCGACCAAAGTCAGTGGTTGATGCAGCGAGGTTTGCCTGACCACCGTTGATACATGCAATGTGGAAGTGGTTAAAGAAAGCATAACTAGAGGTGATCTGGGTGTAACCGTTGTTGGTCACAAAGATACCAGGACCGTCCAATGCAGTATGGGTGTAACTGTCCGCAACCATAGAACGAAGCGGAGAGTCAGCATGAACGGTAGAACCGTCTACAAGTAGACCACCACCAGTCGGTGCTGCATCAAGGTCACCAGCTTTGCCTTTATCCTCAACACCTGCGTAGAAAGCAAGGTTGTTGTTGTCAATCTCCGAGTCAGAGAAGTTAGTACAGTTCTGAATGTACGGAGACTTGAAGATCATGGCGTTCGGGAAGAACGACACGTTCCAGCCTTGTGTTGGGGGCAGACCATGTGTAGCATCTTGCCACAATGAACCAGAAGCACCACGAGTACCGCTAGCCTTCACACCCGTAAACGTCATGTTGTGCAGGTACGTACCGCTGTTTACACGGAACAGGCTGCTGGTTTCTGTAGCAGCAGTCGGGTGCACAATGACATTACGAACCGACGCGCCAATAATAGCAACGTCACGTTTCTGAATGTCAATAGGTGCAGCCTCTTGATAGATGCCAGGAGCGACCAACACAACACTGCCATCACCAAACGTAGAGTCACTGTTAATAGCCTCTACAGCAGCTTTAATCGATGCCTTGGGGTTTGAGATGCGGTGACCTTCGTTGTTGTCGTTACCGTTTACAGAGTCAACGTAGATGACTTTTTCAAGTTTTGTAAAGGTACCACCAGAGGTAACACCCTCCCATGAGCTACCATTCCAAACATGCAGAGTTTGGTCGTTGTCGTTTTGATACCAAAACTTACCAGTTTGGAAGGTAGATCCTGCAGGAACACCCGTTTGTACGAGCGAATCGTGACGTGTCTTAGCTGCAAGAGCAGTAAAAATGTTACTATCTGTAGGGGTTACGTTCTGTGCGTCTTGCTCAGCATTGTTAATAATGTCGCTGTTCTTGATTTTATCAAGATCAATAGTACCATCTGCAATGCTCAGGTCAAGCTGACCGTTAGCACCGTAGGTACGGGTAATAGGTGTAGTAGCATCGACAGTAATGATACCAGGATTGGAATCAGTACTAAACTCAGCTGAAACAGTAACCTGTTTGTTAGAGTTACTACCACCGGTAGCATCAGTAAGGTCAATACCTTCGCCTGCAATCAGGTCATCAGTAATAACTTTACCAAGCTGTGCACGGTTTACAGCATCATCGTCATCGGTAGCGTCAGCGACCTTGCTGATCCGCTTGTCCTTTGCATCAAAAGAGCTGTCTTCAGTCTCAGAACGACGCAGACCCTCGTCTGCAATGCTAACACCCTCTTCTGCAATAAACTGAACGCGCTCAAACGAGTCGTTCAGGTCAGCTGCACGGATTGTAGAGCCGTTAACAAAGGTAGCAAGGCCAGTAGAGTCGGTCGTACGCTCAACAATGATGAACGCACTAGCTGCAGGAGCAGCATTAAAAGTGATTGTAGCGTTATTTGACGCAACCGTGTAGTTGGTTAGGGAAGTCCCCTGGGTGATCTCACCGGAGACCACCTGGGGATGATTAGCTGCGGCAGTTGAAGTAGTATTCTGTTCAAGTTGCAGCACACCGTTGATGTAGACATCAATATCAGCAGCTGCAATGACCTCGAAAGGTACATTGTATTGAGTTGTATTACCCGATTGGGTGTAAGTTGTCTTTGTAACTGCCATTACTCATGGTAATTAAGAACTGGTTGGGTGTGGAATCAAATGCCATGTTGTCTAAGCTTTTCAACAAGCTCATAGCGTCCGGTTTTAACAGCTTGCTGGTTAGCTCTACGAGCTTCAATACGCTCACCAAGCTCAGGGTTTTCACGCTTCATGCGTGCAACGGCAATCCTCTTTTCTTCACGGAAGATTCTATCAACAATTTGGTAGAACCTAGATTTGTAAAGATCAGCACCGTCACTAATTTGAAGGTTATTTGCTTTATACCTGTCTAGATCACTGCGCCAAGTCTTGTCAC